GTGTTAAAGCGGGCTCAAAAAACCGACCCCCTTTGCTCAATTATGCCAGAACTGCAATTTGAGCAAAGGGGGTCGGTTTTTTGAGCCCGCTTTAACACCCCCGACTCTCCAGGACAAAGATCTCCCCAAAAACTTGAGCGTAAGTCATGATTAGGAGCGATCAGGTCATAACTATTGGCGATCAGGACGAACTCGGCTCTAATCGGCTCACATCGGTTTTACAGCCGACAACAGCTGGCACTTATGACCCTTTGACCGCAAAAAACAAGCTTTTAATAAATGACGTACCCGCCAGTAAGGTTTTCGGATCGGAAACGCCAAGGATTCACACTCCCCTAAATGATTTACCCTCTCGGGGCTTTGATCTCATCGATCTAGCAGCTGAGATCGTTCCCGGTGGCCTTATGCCTTGGCAGAAATGGGCGCTTGAACACACGCATAAGTATTTACCAGATGGCAGATGGGCTACTCCGACTAACTGTATTGTCGTAGCGCGCCAGTCCGGTAAAAGTTTTTTGCAACAAATTCGCATTCTTGGCGGCTTATTCTTATGGGACGAGTCGCTCCAAATTGGATCAGCTCACCGTTTAGCTACATCGCTCGAGCAATTTAGACAGTTAATACATCTCATTGAGGGTTCGGAAATGCTATCTAAGCGCGTTCATCGCGTTAGATGGAGTCATGGATCAGAGGAGATCGAAGTTAAAGGAACTAACGGACAAATAAATAGATTTATTGTAAAGGCTGGCGGATCAGCTGCTCGAGGCGTTAGCGCGCCGTCGGCAATTCACCTAGACGAGCTTCGAGAGATGAAAGATTTAGATTCTTATGCTTCGCTTCGTTATACCCTTATGAGCTCAAAAAATCCTATGATTATGAGCTACACAAACGCGGGCGATTCTCATTCGGTGGTTCTAAATGCTTTCCGCGAACGTGGCTTAGCTGCTGCCGCTGGAGCTGACGACGACATAGGTTATTTTGAGTGGAGCGCACCGACTGACGACATTCACCTAGAATCAAATTGGTTAGCTGCAAATCCCGCAATCGGTCACGTCATGGACATTCGCAATTTACAAGCTGTTCTCAATGACCCGCCCGAGGTAGTTCAAACCGAGGTATTGTGCAGATGGGTTCAAACTATTTCCAGCATTATTGGAGCTAACGAGTGGAATAATTGTCACGATGACACCGTCGATCTTGATCCTGAGAAGCTGACTTGGTTGGCGCTAGATATTTCACCGGATCGAAAATTTTGTGCGCTCGTTGGGGCTCAGAAATTAGGCGACGAACGCTTCGTCGTAAAGCTGCTGCATACATGGGAAAACGCCGTCCAGCTAGACGATCGAGAGATCGCTAATGAGGCGGCGAAGTATTGTCGCAAATATCCGCTTGAGTATTTGCTTTATTCGCGTCGAACTTCGGGCGCGGTAGCCGCCAGATTCCAGCCCGCCGGTATTCCTATCTTTGACATGGACGGCGTGTATCCGCAAGCTTGCGACGAGCTGCTAGGTGCGATTAACTCCGGGCGATTACGTCATCGAGGCCAGAGCGATCTAACGAAACAAATCCTCTCGGCGGTACAGCTTAAACGCGGCGATGGCGGGTGGGTTATAGGAAGGCGTGCGTCTCAACAATACGTTTCGGCTTGCGTGGCAACAGCTCTCGTTACTCACTTCGCGACACGTCCCGAAATGGACTTCGATATTATGGTCGGTTAGCGCGACACGCCCATAGAGGGTCTTTGAAATCTTAAGGTTTGAGTGTTATACGCCTGAGAAAATTTGCGAATGGGAATTCGTGATTTATTTGCGTCTAAGGTTCAAGCCGTCGCGCCCGTACAAACTAGCGACGTCGCCGCAAGTCTTGCGCCTGTCCCGACTCAAGATTCATTCATAAACTTTTTCGGCGGCGCTGTCACAGCTACTCGCCAAGAAGCCATGTCCGTCCCGACGATCGCTCGCGCTAGAGGAATTATTTGCTCATCGATCGCCAGTATTTCCATGATCGTTCGCGATCGAGATACTGGAATGACAGTTCAAGCGCCTAGAGTAATTCGTGATCCTGATCCTAGAATCCCGGGCGCTGCTAGTTGGGTTTGGTGCGCTGAGGATTTACTTTTCCATGGGTATTCATATTTTAGAATTACCGAGCTGTTCGCCGATACGTTACGCGTTCGTTCGATGGAAAGAATACAACCGACTCGCGTAAGTGTTGAAACAAATTCTCTCGGGACAGAGATCGAGTATTACTTAGTAGATGGATATTCAGTTCCTAATTCTGGCGTAGGAAGTTTGGTTGTTTTCTACGGTAACGATGAGGGTTTATTGAATCGAGCTGGTCGGACGATCCGAACTGGCGCGGAGCTTGAACGTGCAGCTGCTAACTATGCGCGAGAACCGATTCCGTCAATGGTTCTCAAATCGAACGGAACAGCTTTGCCAGCTGATCGAATTGCGAAGTTGCTTGATTCTTGGGGCGTCGCTCGTCGAAATCGTTCGACCGCTTTTCTTAATGCCGACGTGGAGTTACAAACCGTCGGCTTTGATCCGGAGAAATTACAGTTATCAGCTGCCCGTTCGTACATCGCAACCGAATTAGCAAGAGCAATCGGTATTCCGGCTTTCTACGTTGACGCCGAAACTGGATCAAGTATGACTTATTCAAACGCAAACGTAACTCGTAAAACTCTACTTGATTTTTCTTTAATTCCAATCATGACAAGTATAAGCGAGCGGCTCTCAATGCCGGATTTCGTCCCTAGTTCGCAGCGCGTGGAATTTGCGTTAGAGGATTACTTGCGCGGAAGTGAAGCCGAACGCGTAGCAATTTACAAAACATTATTTGACATCGGCGCAATCAGCGTCGAGGAAATCCGACAAGCTGAGGAAATGATCAAATGAAACTAACAATGCCGTTAACAATTACATCAGCCGATAGCGAGACTCGCACAATTACCGGACGCGTCGTAACTTGGAATGAAACGGGATCGACGTCGGCTGGATTAACTTCGTTTTTACCCGAATCTATCCCGACAAAAAATGTAAAATTATTGCTCGAACATGACAGAACCAGACCTATTGGGAAAGTCTTATCAATGACTGCGACCGAACAAGGTATCGACGCGGTGTTTTCCATCGCGCGAACAAACGCCGGCGACGACAGTTTAGAAGAGGCCGCGAGCGGTTTGCGCGATGGATTTAGTGTCGGTGTAAAAGTTAGTAATCACGATTTCGTCGATGGCGTGTTAGTAGTAGCAAAAGGTTCTCTCGATGAAGTGTCTTTAGTTTCAGAGCCCGCAATCGACAGCGCTCGCGTTAGTTCCGTAGCTGCAAGCGATACAGAAACCGACGAGGAAGTCGAATCAACAGATGAAAATTCTGATTCCGTAGATGAGGAAACAGAGGAAGAAAATCCAACAACAGAAGGAGACAAAGTGCCAGACACTACCGAAGTCGCCACTACCGAGACAACGGTAGAAGCGTCTAAATACTTACAGGCTAATAAGCCTGTTCTCTATTCACAGCCAAGAAGCCCAATTATTAATTTGGGTACATTCATGGAACATTCAATCAAAGCAAAATTAAATCCTCTTTCCGATTCTGCAATTTACGTTGCAGCCGCTAATGATGACCTCGGGACTACAAATCCAGCGTTTAACCCGACCCGCCAATTAAACGAGGTCATTAACGGACTCTCGAACGGTACACGCGGCGCAATCGACGCAATTTCTCGCGGCGCATTACCTGACGCGGGATTACAGTTTGAAATTCCAAAAATTTCTCAGATTGCAGTTGTAAATCCGGTTGCCGAAGGTGACGCTGTTACAAACACCGGAATTGAAAGCTCGTTTATTTCAGTTCCAGTCAGCCGCTTTGCCGGACGCAACATTCTGACAACAGAAATTATCGACCGAAGCTCACCTGATTTTTTTAACGAGCTCGTTCGTATCATGGCGTCAGCTATGGCGTTCTCACAAAATAAGTTCGTAGCTAATCAAATTAAAACTGATTCGACTTCGGACGGTACTCCAACAGCTAACACAGCTGCCGGACTTATTGCCTACGTTTCACGCGCTAACGCCGCCGTTTATTCTGCGACTCAGCGTTTCGCACAAAATATCCTAGTATCGCCCGCGCAATGGTCAAACATAATGGGATATAACGACGCTGGCACACCGCTATTCAACGCCTATCAGCCACAAAATCAAGCTGGTCTGGTAACTGGTCAATCACAACGCGGCGTCGTTCTCGGATTGAATTTCTTTGTGGACAACTCAGGTGAAATCACCGGAACTGGCGATGATTCAATGATGGTTATTGAACCTAATGCTTATACATGGTATGAGAGCGGTAACTTCCGTCTCGACGTTAATAAGCCGAGCGATGGAACTGTTGAAGTTTCGCTCAATTCTTATGGAGCTTGCGCGACCAAAATTGGCGCGGGCGCTAACGCGTTTAATTTCACCTAAAAACCATCGGTCGTTTCGCTCCCGAGGCGACCGAGCAGAATAGAGAGAGGATCGCTAATGCCAATTATCACAGCGCAAGAATTGCGCGACGTGTTAGGCGTTAGCGATTCTCTTTACTCTGACGTTTATCTCGAATCAATGATCGCGAGCGCTGAGGGCGCGATTTTGCCGCTACTTACGGGCTATCAATCGGCAATCGTTGGAATACAAGTCACCGATTCAATCGCTTATTACGCAACTCAGCGCGTTAATTATTTCGTGGTTGGTCAAGACGTAGTTTTAACAGGCTGCGGAGCTTTTAACGATACCGTAACCGTTACTAACGACTACATAGCACCTTATGTTTTTACTAGCGCAACAGCCGAGCCCGATCAAATCTTTACACCGATTAGTCCAGCGGGCTTAGCTGTATTAGATGGCTCGACACTTGAACAAATCTATGCCAACGTGCAACCCGTTAAATCGGCGCTGCTAGTCGTAAGCGTTGAAGTATTCCAATCGATTACAGCTCCGGGAAATACATCGGCTCAAGTAGATTTTAATCCGTCGCCGTTCGTGCTCGGTAGATCACTTCAAAATCGAGTCGTTGGATTACTAGCTCCGTTTCTTGACGTCTCAACGATGGCTCAATAATGCCAACCACAATTCAAGCCGACGTCCGCGCACCGCTAGCCGCTGCACTCGCTGGAGTAACGGCGTCAGTTTATGAGAGCGTACCCGAGGCGGTAATCCCGCCAGCTGCAATCATTGTCCCGGGAACTCCGTATCTGGAAACGACTCTAATCAGCGCTTCGATTCAATTAAAAATTAATTTTACAATTTCAGCCGCCGTCGCATATAACAATAACGCGGGCGCTCTCGATAATCTCGAGAAGTTACTCATAGAAATTCTCGCGGCTATTCCGTCGGGATACATAGTCGGCGACGTATCGCGTCCGTCGATTGTAACGTTAGGTTCGAGTAATTTACTTATTTCGGATATTGACGTGTCCACTTACTACAAGCAAGAAAACTAGGAGAAAAAATGCCAACTACAATCGTTACCGGGCGCGATATTACTTTTACCATTGACGGTGATAGCTATGACGCCCAAGCAACAGCCGCAACACTTACAATCGAGAGCACAATAAACACTTACCAAACTCTCGACGGAAAGGCTTATTACACAACAGATTCTCAAGGAACTTTCGACGTTGAAATGCTGTCCGACTGGTCAGACGCCGCCGGACTCTGTCAAACACTCTGGGACGCTTGCGATACAGCGCCAAATACGGCGTTGCCAGTTTCATTCACAGCCTCAACTGGAGCGGTTTTCAGCTTTGACGTTCAACCTATTTTCCCGAGTGCCGGCGGTACAGCACCCGACGCTCAAACCGTTTCACTCAGCTTTACTTGCGTGACAACACCGTCACTCGCCTAATAGAAAAGGAATCGGGAGCATGAAACTACAAATCCATATCGAAACGTCAAACGGTCAAACCGTAACCACTACGGCGCAACCGCCAGAGTTCGCCAAGTGGGAACAGAAAACAGGATTTACAATTCAACAAGCGCAAGAAAAGATCGGAATCTCGGATTTAATGTTTCTAGCGTGGAACGCTTTAAAGCGTGAGGCAGCGGGTAAGCCCGTTAAACCTTACGACGTATGGTGCGACACGGTGGTCGATATAACAGTCGGTGAAACCGAAGTCCCAAAAGTTATCGCCGAGGAAGCCTAAGTTACTTAATTGTCGAACTGTCAATCGCGACAGGAATTCCGATGAGTGAGTGGGTTGACGCGGCGGACATAATGACAGCTCTCGAGATATTGGAGAAAAGAAATGGCGGAAAGTAAGGAAGTCGTCTCATACGACAAAGCCGAACTTCGCCGCATTACTGGCGCGCTTAAAGCGATGGACGCTGAGGCGATCGATCAAGCAAAACAATCGTCGAGCGCTGTTGCCGATTATTTAAAATCCAAAATTATAGAGGCTGCATACGCGACTAATTACATCGGAGACGATCGTATCGCTGAGGGCTCTAAAGTTAGTAAGTCGTCCAAAATCGGCGAAATATCATTCGGGTTCGCTGGACAAAAATTTAGCGGCGGCGGTACTACTCAAATGTTATGGGGCGGCTACGAATTCGGATCAAATAAATATAAACAATTTCCGAAATGGTCAGGTAAAGAAGGTCGAGGATCACGCGGCTATTTTATTTACCCAACTCTAAGAGCCGAGCAATCGTACTTAATCAACCTATGGGAAGAATCATTTGACAAAATAGTAAAGAAGTTTGACTAATGGCTGCCGGATCAAGAACGCTTAAGCTCTCGATTCTCGCCGACGTCGATAATTTAAAAAAAGGTTTGACGGACGCTGGCGATACAACCGATTCATTCGGCACTAAATTAAGCGGATTTGGTAAAGCTGCCGGAGCTGCGTTTGCCCTAGCTGGCGCGGCGGCGCTTGCTTATGCTGGTAAAGCTCTCGTTGAAGCTACCAAAAACGCGATCGCCGATGAAGAAGCTCAAAAGAATTTGGCACTTACGTTAAAAAATACAACTGGCGCAACTAACGACCAAATTGCAGCTGTTGAAAGTTACATCACTCAGGTTTCATTATCTAAGGGCATTACCGACGATGAGTTACGTCCAGCGTTTGAACGCCTATCAAGAAGCACAAAGTCAACTGAGGAAAGTCAGAAACTATTAAATCTAGCCTTAGACGTTTCAACCGCTACGGGTAAGCCGTTGGAAACGGTAGCTAATGCGTTGGGTAAAGCTTACGACGGCAACGCTGCGTCACTTGGAAAATTAGGCTTAGGTCTGGATTCGGCAATTTTAAAATCCGGGGACATGGACGCGATTACCACCGCACTAGCTGAAAACTTTGGCGGGTTTGCAACTCAGAGAGCCGAAACTTTTAGCGGCAAAATGGATCGTCTGAAAATTGCGTTTGACGAAGGTAAAGAAACTATTGGCGGATTCGTACTAGAGGGAATAACGCCACTTGTCACGCTCATTGTTGAGAAAGTGGTTCCCGCCGTTAGTAATTTATCGGGCAAAATTGGCGAGGGATTATCACCAGTTTTTAAAAACATAAGCGATTTCGTTAAAGAATCACTTATTCCAGTATTCACCGACTTATGGGATTACTTTACAAAAAACATCGTGCCATTATTTACAACTTACGCGGGCTTACTTAGTGTCACACTACTTCCGGCAATTAAAGCTCTTTGGGGATTTATTCAGGATTACTTAGTCCCAATTTTTAAAACTACCTTAACTCCAGTCATTACAGGCGTGACCGCGGTTTTCAAAAACTTGAGAGATTTTGTTGAGGAAAATAACGCTGTCTTTACATTCTTCGGCGCTGTAATTGGCGTCATCGGTACAGCTGCAAAATTCTTAGCACCTATAATTGGCGCAACTTTAGGCGCTGCGTTTAAAGTCGTTTCTCTAGTTATTGACGGCGTTAGTCTGGCGATTGCCGGAGTGGTTGCCGGAATCAATTTAGCAATAGCCGCAATTAACCTTTTGATTAAGGGCTATAACATAGTTAACAATTTATTCGGCGGTAAAGATTTAGCTGTTATTCCAGACATTATTTTAGCCAAGGGAGCAAAAGCGGCGACCGTTACTCCAAAAACCGCTACGGAAGTTAAAGAGCAAATTGCCAAAGAAGTTGGCAACGTAGCCAAGCAAGTAGCAAAAGAAACCGCCGCCATTACAAAGACAGCGGCAGCGGCAAGCGCTGCAACCGCCGAGGCTGTCGTAAAAGATGAACTTAAGGCGGGCTTGGGTGGAACGACAGGAAACATCGGTGAAGCCATGTTTAGGATTCGTCAAGCGGAATCCGGATTTATTCCGCCAGTCGTACCGGATAACATCGGCGAGCGAATGTTCGCAATTCGTCAAGCGGAATCGGGCAACGTACCACCACAAACGACTATCAATGTCAACGTATCGGGCGCAATAGATCAAGAGGGAACGGCTCGGACAATCGTTAACACTTTAAACAATAGTTTCTATCGTGGCACTAATGGCGCGGGCGCGTTGGTCTTATGACACTCTTTAATCCAGTTTGGAAAGTAGAGATTCAAGGCGTCGAATATACGACTTACATTCTGTCAAACTTAACTATTGCCAGCGGTCGGAATAATATCTACCAGCAAGCGCAAGCGGGCTATTGCAACATCGAGCTAATAAATCTAAATCAGGCGATCGTTAACATAAATATAAACGATTCTGTGAGTATTTCATTACAGGATTCAACGTCTACATTCGTCCCGATATTCGGTGGAACTGTTGTCGATTTTGGCGTAGAGATCATCACAGCTGGCAACGTCGGACTAAATCAGGTATTAAAAATAACCGCGTTAGGTGCGCTCTCTCGATTACCTAAAGCTTTAACTAATGGCGTTCTAGCACAAGATTTCGACGGCGATCAAATCTGGGAAGTATTGCAAGACTTACTATTAAACAACTGGGGCGAAGTTCCAGCAGCTCTAACGTGGGCGACTTATGACCCGACGGAAACGTGGGCTAATGCTCAGAATGTCGGACTAGGTGAGATCGATCGTCCGGGCAATTATGAGCTGGCAGCTCGAACATCGGATCGAACAGATATTTATTCACTCGTTTCAGCGCTCGCCACTAGCGGCTTGGGTTATATTTATGAGGACGCCAGCGGGCTCATTAGCTATGCCTCATCGACACATCGTTCGGTCTATTTAGCTACTTACGGCTACACCGATTTGACAGCTAATCAGGCGCTATTTAACGGGCTTAAAATTGAAACCCGAGCTGGCGACGTTCGAAATGACATTACGCTCAAATACAACACCAATTCAAACAGCGAAGTAAGCGCCGAGGATATTCCGTCGGTTAACCTTTACGGGCGTCTAGCTCAAGTCATAACGACAACCGTTAAACATCAAGCCGACGCGCAAGATCAAGCCGATTTTTACCTAACTTTAAGAGCTGCGCCTCAAGCTAATTTTACAGCGATTACTTACCAGCTTACAAATCCCGAGTTAGACGACGGCGATCGAGATTCGCTGATAAATATATTTATGGGCTTACCGCTACGAATTAGCGATTTACCGCCAAACATGGCAGCGGGTACGTTTTTAGGATTCGTTGAGGGCTGGACGTTTAAGGCTGCATATAATGAAATATCTATAACGCTTAATCTGTCGCCATTAAGTTATTCGCTTCAAGCCATGTCGTGGGAGCAAGTCAACATCGCGGAAGCGTGGAATACTATATCCGGAATACTAACGTGGGAAACCGCGCTAGTCGTAGCATAGGAGAATAAATGGCAAATCCGACAAGCAATTTCGGCTGGCAAATGCCAACCGCGACCGATTTAGTTACTGACTTACCAGCTGACTTTGAGGTATTCGGTCAAGCGGTCGATACCGATTTCGTCGATCTATTAGGCGGAACTACTGGTCAAGTCTTATCTAAGACTTCGGCGACTGATCTCGATTTCACATGGGTAACGGCTCAAGTCGGCGACATTACAGCGGTCACAGTAACCGCACCGATTACAGGCGGCGGCACTTCGGGCAGCGTTGGTATTGCAATTAGTGCAGCTTCGACAGCAGCTTCAGGCGCGGTACAGCTAAGCGACTCGACTTCGACCACTTCAAGCGTTTTAGCGTCAACTCCAACAGCTACTAAATCAGCTTACGACTTAGCAGCTGCGGCAATACCAAAATCAACAGTTACCACAGCGGGCGACATAATTTACGCGACTGGATCAAGTGCGGTCACACGTTTAGGAATTGGATCAACTGGTCAAGTATTGAAAGTCGCTGGCGGCGTCCCATCATGGGGCACAGATTCAAGCGGGAAAGTCTTACAAGTAGTTAACGCTACTTATAGCACATCGACAGGCAACGCCACTAGCACCTATGCCGATACTGGACTTAGTGCGACAATTACTCCAACATTAAACACGAGCAAAATACTAGTTTTCGTACATCAAAATGGCGTTTACAAAACGAACGGAAACGCTAACAACGGTACAAATCTAGCTTTATTAAGAGGCGCGAGTGTAATTGTTACATTTGAACAATATTTAGGTCAAACCTTAGCGGCTAATTACACGACTCAGGCTTCGGGCGTGACATATTTAGACTCGCCAGCGACTACTTCACCGACAACCTATAAGACACAATTTAAAAATCCAGCGAACGCGGCTAGCGTATTCGTTCAAGGTGATTCAGCTACTAGCACTATTACACTCATGGAAATTGGAGCATAATCATGGCAACAGCTGGAGAAGTTTTAGAGTTCTTAATACCTAGTGGCGGCTGGCTTATTTCGGGCGACGAATACTCAGGAATCACATTTTTAGAGTGTGATCCAATTACGGAAAAAGAATTCCTAGACGGATTTGCTAAAGTCGATAAGGCAAAAAAAGCTGCCGAAACTAATCGAATCGCAGCTAAGGAAGCCCTATTAACTAAACTCGGTATTAACGCCGAGGAAGTTGCGCTATTACTGTCATGACTTTAACGAGCTATAACGGCTGGACGGCTAGTAAAGATCAAGGCGAAATCGGGATCAAGTCCTACGCGATACCGGGGACAACTCTAAAGATTCGTTGCGCCGAGGCTGTTGCACCTTTGATCGTTGCGTTCTGTAAAGACTTTAACGAATACATCGAGCCCCTAGATTGCGGTCAGCTCGACGACTGGGGTTACGCATTTCGTAACGTTCGCGGGTCAGCTGATCGATTAAGCAATCACGCGTCCGGAACTGCGGTTGACCTTAACGCCACGAAACATATTCTCGGAAAAGTCGGAACGTTTCCAGCTGAGAGCGTTCCCATGATTCGGGCGCTCGCTAAGAAATACGGGTTATTCTGCGGTTTCGATTACAAAAATCGACCTGATCCAATGCACTTTGAAATTAATGTCAGCCCACAAAAAGCCCTAGAGCTAATCAAAAAACTAGGATTAGGAGAAAAGTAATGAAAGAGCTAAAGGCTATGCTGGCAAGTTATGGACGATCAGCGCTCGCGGGAGCGTTAGCCGTTTACATGACAGGCGAAACCGATCCCAAGAAATTGGCTTATGGTTTTCTCGCTGGCGTCGTACCGCTTCTAATGCGTTACCTGAATCCTAAGGACGTTACGTTCGGCGCTAAAACAGGTGAACGCTAACGACTGGGCTGCTATGGGCGTGGCTATGGTCACGCTCACAGCGGCGTTTTTTACTGTGATTAGACACCTAGTTAAATACTACTTATTCGAGCTGCGCCCTAACTCAGGGTCAAGCGTAAAAGACCAAATTTCCAGACTCGAAACTAGGGTTGACGAAATTTATAGTTTGATCTTAAGCAATTCGACACGCCGTTAAATACGCGTAAGGCTTGAAATTGTCAGACATTTAGTTCACCCTATAACTAGGGAGCGAATAAGTCGCACCCGGAATCGGGAGCTAAAATGTTTACTATATTGGAATTAGCGGCGGTAGTCATCGTCGCAAGTATTGGCTGGTTTCTAGTGGGCTGGACTATCGGGTTTAAACAGGGCGTTAAAGATGGCTTTAACCGAGGTCGAGCCGCTGGTATGAGAGCAGCTACGGATTACGTTAGAAGCTTGTAATGGCGATTCCACTAGAGGGCTATGAATCGGTCGCTGAGCGGATCGAAAAATTCTGGGTTAAATACCCTAACGGCAGAATCGACGTTAACATCGTATTTCAGGACGGTACTCGCTACATCGTCCAGACTGACATATACAAAGAAATAACCGACCAGTTACCTTTCGCGACAGATTTCGCCGAGGAAATTAGATCAAGCGCTAATCGCTTTCCACTTGAGAACGGAAGCACTTCTGCAATCGGTAGAGCTTTACATACTGGCGGCTTATCTAAATTTAGCGAAAATGGTAATCGTCCATCGTTAGAGGAAATGAAACGTGTCGAGCGCCCTATCGCTCCCCCTATGACCGCAAGCGTCGAAATGACGGTTACCGAGAGCCGCGATCCTTGGTCATTTGGAAGCGCGTTAGATAATGTCAGTAACGCAATAGTTATCGGCGAATCTCTAGATGAAGCTCCTCAATGCTCTCACGGACACCGACTTAGGAAAGAGGGAATCGGTAAGACAGGCGCGCCATATAAGGGTTGGGTCTGCTCTGAAAAATCCAGAGATCGTCAATGTCCGGCAATCTGGGATTAGCGCGATGATCGAGGTAAAGCTTAATTATGACGAACAGGTCGCAGCTGCAAAAACTGGATTCTTACGCTGTACCTTCATGGAAGAAAACGTCCACTTCCACGATCAGAGCGCGCTCGGAAACATACACGAACAAGTCTTGAGACATTCTGAGGCTGCTGGTAGTGAACTGGCAGCTGCTAAATACTTCGGCATTCCGAATTTTAAACTAACTATTAACACGTTCAAACACGTTGCAGACGTTGGCGATCGAATCGAGATCAAGCACACCGTCTGGAAAAGCGGTCATCTTATCGTCCGGGAACGTGATCGTAATGACGATATAGCGGTGCTCGTTACGGGCAAGTCGCCAACTTATTACATAGTCGGCTGGATACCAATGTCAGTCGCCAAGTCTGATCGATTTAAACATAAAGACGGATCATGGTGGATAAGTCAAATAAACCTCAGAGGTATGGGAAATTTAAAGGAGTCCAATTATGGAAACGTTTCCGTATGAGTGTCGAGTCTGTAAGAAAGTGACTGATCAGGTTGAACGTGTAGTGACTGACTTATTGCCGCCCGGTATTAAGACGCTGGAGTGCGGCGAATGCGGCTCGCTAGGAGTCTGCCTAGTAGGTGAACGCGTTGCCTAGTTACCTGTATCGCTGCGACCAATGCGGTGGCGAACTTGAGATGAGCCACTCAATACCGAGCAACAGCGATCTATCGCCATTATGTTGTAGCTACCCGATGGCTCGAGTGTTCTCAGCTCCAGCCGTCATCTTTCGCGGTACTGGCTGGGGCGGTGATAAGTAATGACGTTCCCTAATCGTTATTACATGATAAAGCCACGCACTCAAATCATGAGCTGCTGTAATGAGATTATGTTTCAATATCGTTGCCGTAATTGCTATAAAGACATGGGCTGCTATTACTGTGATTTTACCTATACGGAAGCGCATAAATGCGATGAGTGAAGCATTACCGGCTTTGTTCAATTTAGAACAGACATTTGATTCAAGCAATGATCACTTTACGCCCAAATGGTTATTCGATCTCTTAGATGTGCAATTTGACATCGATGTAGCCGCACCGCCTAATGGCGTTCCTTGGATACCGGCAAAACGCTTCTTTACCCAAGCCGATGACGGGTTATTTCAAGAATGGTCTGGGCTTGTCTGGTGTAATCCGCCTTATAGCAACATTTTGCCCTGGGTTAGACGATTGAACGAGCATCGAAATGGGATAGCTTTATTGCCACATTTTAAATCCGAATGGCGCACGGAAGTATGGGAAAAAGCCGATGGCATTGTCGAATATCGTTTCAGGGAAGTGTTATTTATACATAAAGGCAAAGAAAAGACGATTATGTTTTCAACGTTTCTTGCCGCTTGGGGTGAGGTGGGCGTTCAAGCCCTATCGAATATAGGTCGTGTCAGATGAATAGTTATCCACAGTTACACAAAGTTATCCACAGCCTGTGCGAATCGCCCAAGAATACGCTCATGCTTGCGCGGTATTTGACTCACTCGGTACGATTCACTCTCTCGACGAGAGCCGGTGCGCCGGGTAGCTCGCGACGAGCCAACCTAAAGGGCGCACTATGTATTGGATACTCAATACCAATAGATGAAAATAGATAATGATTACCGTACTTATGGGAGCTCCAGCAGCGGGCAAAACTACATGGCTTAAAGCTAATCAAACAGATGAGCACATATACAGCACCGAATTTATACGCATATATAGAGACATTAACAGAGACGCTTATATGCGTACTATCAGACGTAACGCTTACATAGCTGTTAGAGATGGTCAATCAGTCATAGCAGACGGTACTCATACCATTAAGCAACACCGGGACTATTGGTTAAAGGTAGCTGCTGAGTTCAATGTAATGACTAAATTAGTTCTATTTGATACACCGTTAAATACTTTACTAATAGGCAACGCCAAACGATTACACCCAGCACCTATCAAGGTCATTCGAGATCATCATGCTAGATTCATAAGACATAAGAGCTTAGTAACGTTAGAGCTATGGAATGAGATCGAAATCATTAAGA